TCACGCTTCCGGGCCTTTCAGAGCTGCACGCGCAACGTTGGAGCCTATTGATGGCCGATCACCCATGCAATCCTCCCAATCCGCCAGAAGCAGCCGCAACACCTCGCGCAACCGTGCAATCTCTTGATCCGCATCAGCCTTCATCACCACGGCACCAGACACACCCGCGTTTGGCTCTGCACGTAACTGCGTTGTGTTGATGCCGCTGGTTAGGTCGCGTAGGGCGTCTGCCACCAGTAGGTTGATGTAGCCAACTATGGGGAGGTGGTAGGTCATGCTACTGCCCTCATTTCTTCCTGGGCAGACAGCCAGTTTTTTACGGCGCTTTCCTTCCAGCGCACGCAACCAGCTGTGAATTTGAGAGGGCGTGGGAAACGGTTTTGTTCCATCCAGCGGTACAGGGTGGAAGTTCCAACCTTTACGGTTTCTAATACCTCTTTGCGGGTCAGGAATTTTTCGTTGGGTTCTGTGCTCATGCTTCCAATCCTTCAAAAAACCATGTCAGCGGCACGTCTAGTGCGGTGGCGAATGTGGGGAGCAGGCTGGCTTTGATTGCGTTCTTGCCGCTTTCGTATTTCTGCACCTGCTGGTAGGTGCAGCCGATGGCAGCCCCTAACTGCTGCATGCTCATGCTGAGTTGCTGGCGGCGCTGGCGGATGCGAAAACCCAAGTGCTTATCATTACGGATACGCTTTGGCGCTTCTACCTGTGGCGCAGGCCTGTAGGTGCCCAGCAGGTGCTCCAGATCTATCTGTGCAGCCATAGAAACGCATTCCCGCATATGCCGATAACTGACAGCACAAACCACAGCATGGCTAGGCGCTGGGAGGGTGCAGGGTTGTGCATCTTGCCGGCCTAGTGTTTGGCTGTTGAACATGGTGCATCTTCTTGTGCTTTAGGAAATTCGCCTTGTCCGCATTGGATGCCTGCATTCACAGCCGCAACGAAATCTTCTGGTTTCTTGAATTTTGAAGCGAGACCGGAAGAAAATCCAAATATAGTTGCAGCAGCTAAAACAATATCGCCTGGAGTATCTCCAAATATGGATACAGCGGGACGAAATTCCTCATCCTGTATTTGGTTTAATACTGCTGCCATGCTGTATGTGGCACCATCTGGTGCAGGCAGGATGAGTTCCTTGAAGTTCGCATATGCGCGGTCAAGATCAACAAGCGCCTGTTCTTTTTTGGTGGTCATTATGCAGCCCTCACTTCACCCAGAATGAAGTCCTGAATGCGTGCCAGCGGGGTGCGGCGCTTGGCATAGCCGATGCGCAGGGCGGTATCTGCAATGTCCTGTTCTGCTTCCATGGCATCTGCCATGTCTTTGACCAGGGAAAGCATGGTGAGCTTTTCTTTGCTATCCACATTGTTGTGGATGAGCTGCTCCAGCTGCGTGCGGGCAGCCTGAAAGGCTTGGTTGTTCATTTGCTATAACTTTCGAGGATATTGGCGCGGGTATAGAGAAGCTCGGCCTGCAGGCGTGCTTGGCCAGCAAGGTGCTTCCATGCCTCTTCGCCATATGAATTGTTTGTATCGGCACATACGCGGCGGAAGGATTCCAGCATGCTGGCATGGGCCATCAGGGCATCGGCTTGCGCACGAATGAGCGTTACCTTGTGCTCTGGCATACCGAACATCTGGCGGGGAACTTGGTGCGCAGGGCAGGGGATGGCGTTCATGCTGCCTGATCCCTGCGGCGGTACACCACGTTAAGCGCAAAGTGCAGCCGCGTGCCGTAATCCATATGCGCAGTGTCTACATTCAGGTTGCACTTGAGTGTGCCCAGATCATCCAGCACTAGTCGAATATCTGCGTGCAGCATGGCAGCCAGATCCAGCTGGCAGACACGGGCGTGGCATACGCGCAGCAGCTGCCTTGTTTTGTCGTAAATGTTATTTTTGGAGGCCAGACTGGTAGGCTTGGAAATATCAATTACGCGCCTGATGATGCGTTCGATATTCCGGCTCTCATCTACTGAGAACTGATATGCTTCGGGTTTTTTAGGAGGAGTAACCATTTTCTGCCCCTTGGAAGGGAGAGCCTGTTGCCAGACTCACCCAACTTTTCCCATTCTTGGCGTGCCAACAGACCCAAGAAAGGGAAACTAGATATGTCTGATGATGAAGCTGGAGTTATTCGCAAAGAGATTTGGGAACCTATGCTTCGTGGGCTTGCCAAAAAGCCTTATGAAAACATTACGAATGCTTCTGAATTTGCCGATGACAACCTGAGTAATGAAGAGTTCTTTGCCAATTTGAAGTATCTTGCTGATAATGGCTTGTGTGATGCCGAATTGCGAAAAAGCCTTGATGGTTTCTGGAGCTGGGGTGGTGCTTCCATTACAACCCGCGGCCTTGATTACCTGCGTGAAGATGGCGGCCTGAGTGCCCAACTTGGCGTTGTTACGGTCAAACTTGACGCAGACAGCATCAAGGCGCTGATTTGCACCCAGATTGATGTTTCTGAAGGCGATGCCAAAAAGAAAGACGGGCTTAAGCATGCTATACGCTCTTTGCCGGCTGAGGGATTGAAAGTCTTAACTGGCGAACTGGTAAAGAGCGGCCTGAGGCATACTCCGGATTTACTTCACTGGCTTCAAATAGCCGGTCATCTTTGATTTTACCCGAAACGGAAAACCTGACAGGAATTACCTGACTGCCAAAAAGCATGTTGGTAACAAAGTCAGTAATATCTAAGCCTGTACCGTGGGCAATAAGCTGTAATCTTGAGCCGTCTTTTTCTGGCTGCAGCCAGCAATCACTCACTGACAAGCAGGGGGCGCGACCGTAGTGCGCATCAGGCTCTGCGGATTTGGGGGTGGCATGATCCATCTCTGGATCTGAGGACTGCTTTCCTTCTGATGCGCCTGCTGCCTTGCGCATTTCCGCTATGGAGATTGTAATCAGGCATTCCGCTGCATCACGAAGCATTGAAAGTTCAGAAATGCTTGGTCGATCGGCAATGAAATTGTTGGTGGTTTGTTGCACCAGCTTTAGTGCGGTTTCCTTGCGCAAATCATCTAGGCGATCATAGCTATAAGCCACAGCCATGCTGCCGCTTCGGGCTTCCTGCTCCATGCTATAGGAAACGCGGTTGAGGCTTCCTATCAGCACAAATCCTGTGCCTGATTTTTCAATCTTGATAGCGTCGTTCGACACGGTTTTTCTCCACCACGGGTTGTGATGGAGATATTTCGCACTATGCGAAGTTTTTGGTCAAGAGTTTTTTCGCGCTATGCGAAAAAATATTCAGTTATCTTCTTTGTCGATAATAGCTCTGCCGACATCAAGCCAAGACTGGGCGCGCTCAGGTGACATTTTTTCGATAATATTGCTGGCTTCTCGCATTGCTTCAAACTTCGGCCCTCCAGGGGGAGAGAAGAGGAGCGCTGCGGGCTCTACACCGTATGCATCCGCCAATTTTTTAAGGTCATCTAAATCCACTTTACGGCTGCCCGTTTCCCATCCCGATAACGTGTTCGGTTTGGAGCCTATGATGTTCGCCGTTTGTTCTAAAGTCAACCCACGATACTTGCGCCAAGCTCTAAGGTGTTCGTGAAGAGTGTATCGAGTGCCTGCCATAGCTGTATTTTTGCGCATTGCGTGAAACATTTTCAGACCCCAATTGCGAAATCCTTCTTGACTAAAAACTTCGCACAGTGCGAAAAAAGGGCATGGATGTTCGCACATACACGAAAGACCGCGGCCTAACGCTGTCTGAACTGGCTAAAATGCTCGGTGTTTCCGTGACAACCCTACATGGGTACATCACGGGAAGACGTGGTGTTCCTGTGCGTATTGTGGCGGAAGTCGAAAAAATTTCGGGTGGCCTTGTGAAGGCTGCTGATTGGCTTCCGGCATCAGGTAGCTCTTTCGAGCAGGGGACGGCGGCATGATCGTGTTTCATAAACACAACCATGCCGCGCGTAGCATTTTCTGTCAGCCGAATGTGGTTCGGGCTGCTCTAGGCTTAGATATTCAGCATTTTGCCGGTCTGCCGCCACAAGGCAGCGGGAATGTTGGGAATAACTTCTCCCGTATCTGCATCATAGGCAGCCTCTATCCTGTCCACACGGAACGTACGGGGCTGCTTTCGCAGTTCGCAGTAGGCAGTCAGGTAAGCGATATCTGGCAGGCCGTTAGGGGCAATCCGGTATTCAATCTGCTGTGGGTGGATGGTGCGTTCTGTCTCCTCATTCTTTCCGTCCTGATAATGGATAATCAGGCGGGAAGGTTTGAGGGGCAGGATCTGCAAATCCTCCTGCATGAGGGTAGGCGATACGTTACGGGTGACCGTGAACGGGATGCTTTTTTTCTCATCTTCGGCAGACTTTTTGTCGATGATGATTCCGATGGTGCCCAAAACACCCAGAATACCACCCACAACAAGAGCGACCGTAAGCCGGTAGCTTTCAGGAATTCCTATCCATCCGCCGGTCAAATAAACCAGTGCGATCAGGCCCAAGATGGGCATCAAAAAATTCATTCATCAGTTCTCACGATGGTTGGGTCTAGCAACCCCATCGTGAGGCGCACGGGCGGGAATGACAATATTCCCGCCCGCGTTGCGCCTATGCAGCTAGCCTTCCGCTTCTGCGGCAGCTCGCTTCTGTTCAGCCGTTTCTTTGGCCTGCTTCACTCTGCCGGGAAGTTCAAACAGATATTGCAGCAGCATATCTGTGAATTCGGCAATTTCTGTCACCTCTTCATTCGAGACCGGGCTGCTGGTGTGAACATCCTCATTGGTGATGTCACGAATGCCATGCGCCCAGTCTTTCATGCTGGGGGTGAGGAAATGCTGGGCAGCAAGCATATTGATGCGGTTGTTAAGGTTTTGCTTAGGGTTTGTACCTTCCCGAAAAGCATCCAGATTTTCTGCAAAAACGTGTTGGGTCGCTACGTCAATAACCGTGCGGTAAGCACTGCGTACCAGACGGTTAGGGGTTTGTCCTGTGCGGGCATCTTCAGCTTCACCCATCGCAACAGAAACTTCTGGAGGAAGGTAATCAAATCTCTTGGGTTTGGGGGCTTCTGGCCAAATGCAAGGGATAGCCGTGCCTTCACTCAAATTGAGTTCATAAGCACTTTCCAGCGCGTAATTCTGGTGTCGAAGATACGAACTCCAGTCTCTGCGGCTGCGGGGAGATATGCTTTCGAATGCTCCGCCAAAAGGTTTTCTGCATCCTCGGCAAAAGCTTGTGAAAAAACCTCTCAGGCTTCGTACATCGTCCCCTTCAACTCTCATGCCCGTAATATCGCAAGCCATGTTTTTGCTGCGGCAATGGGGGCACTCCATAACAATAAAAGATGGTTGGCTTGCCATGTGTGAAAACTCCGAAAATCAAAAAAATATGCAACGTGCAGAAATTATGATCCGCCGGGCCATGTCATGCAATGCAGTTGCTGATCGGGCGAGTGCCCTTACCACTGCATGGATTGGCCTTGGTCCACATGATCGGGGTGCATTTGTGCTGGGGTTGATCTCCCGCGTTGCGATGTGCCCACGGGAGAATGAGAGATGAGCGCTCCGTTTTCCTCGACATTTGTTCCAGCCATTAAGACGGCCACCAAAACGGCCCTCACACATGTTGGTGGTGTAGATGCCGCTGCACGTATTTCCCGCGTGGGGCGCACCCAGTTTTCTGATTACCAGAACCGCTCCAAGGAATGCGTGGTGCCGGTGGATGTGGCTGTGGATCTGGATCACTGCGCTGAGCATCCGTTCATTCTGGAGGCCATGGCCCATGCGCTGGGCTACGTGTTGATGCCTCTGCGGGTTGGCACCAGCGATTTTGGCAAGGATATGAGCCAGTTTGGCATGGCGTCTGTGGATGTAATGGCCACGGCCATGAAGGTGCTGGAAGATAACCAGCTGGACCCGGAAGAAGCCGACGAGATCATTCCCAAAATGCTGCATGCCCAGCGCATTCTGGAGCAGGCGATAGCGTTTGGCCGCGCAGTTCAGAAATCTGCCAAGCCGCACATTGTGCGCCCGATGGGAGATGCCGCGCATGGTTGAGCAACGCTACGCACAGCAGGCAGCAGGCAGCAGGCAGCAGGCAGCAGGCAGCAGGCAGCAGGCAGCAGGCCACCGTGCCGAGTGCTGCCATGATACGCAATACACGCCGGGAGAAATATGATGCGGCCTGTTATTGCTGAATTTGACCGCAGCACCCTTACACCATGGAACATGCTGCGCAGCATGCCGGCAGAAATGCGCGGTGTGGTGCAAAGCCTACATGATGCGCTGAAAAGCATGCGGACCACGGTATTCCGCGCAGGGGAGATGGTTCTGGATGATGGGCAGATTTCCGCGCAATCATGGATGCCCCGTTCTGAACTGGACCGCGTGCTACCAGCTGTTGTGAAGGCTGGCTTTATGGCGCGGGATGATGAAGGCGCACTGTTTAGCCCACACCTGTATGACAAGCTGCTGCGTAAAGAAGAACGCGCTGCCCGCAAGGCCGTAGCTGATGCAGATTGGCAGCAGCGGCAGGAAGAAGGTGATGTGCCACCGGGCCTGACACGCAAGCAGATTACCGCACGTGAGAATGGGAAAAAGGGTGGACGCCCACCAGGCAGCGGCAAGAAGGCAGTTGCTGACCGTAACCAACGCCAAATGCCATTGGCATCGGTTATTCAGGGTGGAAAAACCGAAACCCAAAACCCAAACAAAAAACCCAATTCGGTTTCGGTTTCTGAAAATTTGGGTTCCGTGGGTTCCATAGATCTAGAATTAGAGAGAGATAATAATATTCCTTCTAGTTCTATTTCTGGGGAAACCAAAAACCCAAGCGTGGACATCTCTCCTGAGCTGGTCTCGCAGACCGTGGCGCGAATGATTGCTGCAACAGGCATGGAAGATCAGGCTGGTTACGCGGTCTCATTTGCCAAGAAGTGGCTGAAGGCTGGTGCACAGCCTGATACGATCATCACCGCCATTCGTGCGCATACCGAGAAAATGCGTGGAAATACTGAGGAACCGAGAAAGTTCAAGGTCTTTGAGGCTGAGGTATTCCGCCAGATTGAGCTGCAGAATGTGAGAGACCGGCTTTCAGAGGCTCAGGAGCGGGAACCGCAGACGGTAGCCGACCCTGTGAAGCCCTATGCCACCCAGAGGCTTCGAGAAGCTGAACGGCTTTGGCAAAGTCTTTTCCACCTCAATGACAGAAACATTGAGCGTGCTGATACAGCTTTTGCAGCTCAAGCGGAGAAACACGGCTTTCCTCCAGCAGATATCAAACGCCGCGTTGAGGATTATGCGGCCTATTACCGTGAACACCCCGCCATGATGGAGGCTGTGGGATGAGGCATTCTGGTTATGAGCGGCACAAGGATGATTGGTATGTTGAGCCCGCGTGGTGCGTTCATGCCCTGGTCAAAGGTGAGCGCCCATTTATGGGGACTGTGCTGGATCCGTGCTGCGGCGGCGGGAATATCGTGCGTGTTCTGAGCAGCCACGGGGTTTTTGCTGGTGGTTCAGACATTCAAGATCGGGCAGGCGGCACGTATCCGCGCCTGAGCTATGAGCAGTCTTTATCCATTTCCCAGCCCACAAATGTTGTCAGCAATCCCCCATATGGCGCGCCGGAAGACTTTATCACGGCTTGCTTGGCCAAGACGAAAGACCGCGTGTGTGTGCTGCTGCGTCTAGCCTTTCTGGAAGGGATTAAGCGCGGAGAATGGTTTCCGACTGTTCCGTTGGCACGTGTTTGGGTGTCCAGCAAGCGTATTTCCATGCCGCCGGGTGGCACCGATATTCCCGCAAAAGGCGGCGCCATTGCTTACGCATGGTTTGTTTTTGAGCACGGGTGGAAAGGAGACCCCGTGGTGAAGTTCCTGCCTAAAGTTGGTGAGATGCCGTCATGAATAGAAAAGTTCTGAAATGGGTCCTGCCATTGTTTGGCGCTGTGGCAGGCCTATGCATCCATAATTTTTTTCTTCTGGGATCTGTGACAGCTCAAGAAATAGGGGCTTCCTTCTGGTTTGTGGCAATCTTTTCCGTGATCCAATTTTTTGGTGATTGGTTGCTATTTAGCTGTTTGTTTTCACTCGGTCGCATGAAAGGGCGTGCCGATAACAGTTGGGGGCAGCGGCCATGAGTTTCTTCAAGCTGTTACGAAACTTGCGGTTGCAGGCAGAAGGCAAGCCCAACCCGATTGATGCCTTTGAAAATCTGAAAGCTGAATTGGCGAAAGAAAGGAAACGGCGTGCAGAGGCTGAACTGGAAATCACCACTCTGACACGCCGTTTGGATGCATACGAACAACCACGTGATGCCCGAGGACGGTACACCAGAAGAGGTAGGGCAGCAACGTGACCAAGAAAGAGCCAAAGGACATTCAATTCCGGGAAGGGGATTGGATTATATATCGGGAAGGGAAGATAGATGCCTTTCGTTTCCAGTATGCTTATGATGATGGCATACGTGCATTTGGTATTGGATTAGGCGAGAAATCCTTTCCACTGCGAGAATGCAAACTATTCCATCACGTTAGTGATGATGAACATGTTGATGCGCTCGAAAAACTTACATTGCATTCAGGCCCATCCGGTGAAGTGTTGCCAGAACGCCAGCAGCATGGTGACGTTGCAACCATCTGGCTGGAAGAGAAAGGTAAACCGGCAGTTGAGGTTTCCAGCTCATGCGGGCTGTTAAACAAGCTGCATACTTCTGGCGTGATTGGTGATGCCGAAGTGGCAGCGGCCCAGATGTGGGCCCGGGATTATGAGACCGGAATCATGGGGGGTAATGATCCGGAAGCATCTAGTAAGGGCGGCAGTCCTGATCCTGAATATGCGCTTTTATCCCGCATTGCTGCCGCTGATCGGTGCCGATATGTGGTAAAATGCCTGGGAAAACGCTCGGAAGATTTTCTGTATAGCTTCCTGATCGACCATATGAGCATTTCTCAGGTTGCAGGGCAGCGCAAACGTGATCGGCGTCAGATATCTGGGGCCATTGAATTGCTCTTAGGCCAGTTGGCAGATGTGTATGCAGATCTGCCTGGGAAAATGTGGTTCAACAAAGCGGGTTAAAAAAAACCGATAATTGATTTTTTAGAGTTATCTTGACTGTCCACAGATAATCTGCCTATTTTGATATCCTCTTCGAAGTCGTGTGCCTGATGAGGGCCACGGCTTTTTTTATTTCCGAACAATACGAGCATATTTATGGGCAAGCGGCGGAGTATCTGCCGGGGCTCTATTGTGCTGCGCGGGAAAAAGCCGGTTCTGGTTTTGGGTGTTGATGGACCTGAATGCCTTGTTGTTCAGCTGATCTACACCAATCCTCCTTATCATCGCAGTGATGTTGATCTGGGCGGCAGCGGTATGCTGTTGCGCAATCGCATTGCACGTGCGGCACGTGTTGCCCGCGTGGCGCGGAGTGCATTGCGCCGTATGGCTGCCGACATTGGCCCGGCAGCAGAAGCGGATGTGCTGCGTGTAGAAGCTGCGGTGCAACGGGAAATGATGCTCCAGGCAGGTGAACAAATTTCTGCAGGCACAGTTCGCTCCAGCTGGAGGCCCCCAAAGTGGGGTGATTGCGGGAGAAAAATTGGCGGTGCGCCGTCTGATTAACCCGCAATGATAACGCTGACTTATCTGGCACCCCAGTATTGGGCACCCGCAAGATAAGTCGTACAGCACCCCAAAAACCCGCAAGATAAGTGTAGTTATCTTGCGGATTTGATGGGGTGGAAAACACCACATAATGTAGGGAAAACAAATGGTTAGCGGAGATCGTAACAGATCACCCGCGCCAGAGGCGGTGAAAGCCGCTCCAGTTTCTGCCGATGAACTGTGCATCCGGACGTGGCTGCATAACCGTGGCGAGAACACGCGCCGCGCATACGAGAGAGACGTGCGCGACCTGCTGGCATTTGCCGGGAAATCACTGAACGATATCGTGCTGCCCGACCTGCAGGCGTGGTTCGACAGCATGGGCGATGCTTCCGATGCCACGCGCAGACGGAAGCTTTCAGCCGTGAAATCTCTGCTTTCCTATGGCGCGGGAACTGGCGTTCTCTCTCATGATGCAGGATCTGCCTTCCGCATAGCGCGGGGGAGAGACACGCTGCATGAGCGCATTCTTACCCGTGAGCAAGTGATTGCGCTGATTGATGGTGAGGAAGAGTCACGCAAGCGGGCGCTGCTGAATGTTCTGTACCGTATGGGGCTGCGCATTTCAGAGGCCTGCGCTTTGCGTTGGCGAGATCTGACGCGCCGCCAGCAGGGTGCTGTTGCTTCCGTTTTCGGCAAAGGCAACAAGACGCGGCCCGTGCAGGTTCCTGCCAAACTGTTCAAAGAGCTCATGGCGCTCAGGGTTGATAGCGGGCCAGATGCGCCTGTTGTCCCCGGCCATGATGGCTGCTCGCTCTCGAAAGATGCGGCTCATCGCATCGTGAAGCGGGCAGCACGGCGTGCCGGATTGTCATCGCGTGTCTCAGCGCATTGGCTCCGGCACGCCCACGCATCGCACGCACTGGACAACAATGCCCCGGCCCATGTGGTTTGCGCCACGCTGGGGCATGCCTCTCTCGCCACAACCACACGTTACTCTCATGTGCGTGAGGGTGATGGCTCTGCAAAATATCTGGACTGACACCATGACAGACACACCCCGCCCCGTGGACGATGTGCCCGAAGGCTACATGAAGGATGCTCAAGGGCGTCTGGTTCCTGTTGCGCAGGTAAAGCCGCAGGATCTTCTGGAAGATGAGCTGGTTCGCGCTATTCATGCGCAAGCGAAGCTTCTGGCGAAAGATCTGGCAGAATTCAAGAAGCGCGGCTTCAGTGAGGTTTCTGCGCTGCAATCCCTGCTGCATGAAAAATATCACGCCAAGCTTGGTGGCCCGAAAGGCAATACCACGCTGAGCAGCTACGATGGCCGGTTGCGTGTGTCTGTTTGCATGGGCGAGAGTATTTCCTTTGGGCCTGAGCTTCAGGTCGCCAAAAGCCTGCTGGATGAACTTTTTGAGGAATGGTCTGAGGGCGCGAACGCGAACCTCAAAACCATTGTGATGGAAGCATTTGACGTGGGGCAAGAAGGAAAGCTTTCTGCCACGAAAATTCTTGGGCTTCGCCGGCACAACATAGACGAGCCGCAGTGGAAGCGGGCCATGGATGCCATTGCAGACAGCATTCGTATCGACAGCACCAAAGCGTATCTGCGGCTTCATGTTCGGGAAACGCCGGAACAATCCTGGCAAATGCTGCCTCTGGATCTGGCCAAGGCATGAAGCGCTGGCTGACGGATGTGCTTTCTGCGCGGCGTGAGAATTTCAAGCTGCGCCGGGAAATGGGCCGCAAGTCTCGGCAGCTAGAAGAACAGCACCGTGAAATACGGCGTCTGCAATCCATCATCATAAAATCGGGGATGTCATGCGACAGAAAGAAATGAACCGTTCTGGGGCTCGTGGTAGTCAGAAGCCACAGAAACATGGGCCTGCGCGTGGCACCAAGGTGACGTCTGATTACAGTGTATGGGCGCGTGCAGCAGACCATTATGAGCGTCTGTCTTCTCGGGCACGTTTCCCTGGCATTCGGGTGTGGGCGAAGCAGTGTGCTCAGGAGTGCTCTGACCGAGCTTATGCTACGCGGAATGGATAGGCTGCTTCATGGCTGATGTTGATATCAAGCTGGATACATCAGAAGCCCAGCGCGCATTATCTGACATGCAAAAGCAGATTCCGTTCGCGCAGGCCTCTGCGTTGAATGATCTGGCGTTCCAGATCATGCGCGGTGAGAACGATGCCTTCAGCAAGATATTCGAGCATCCGCGCCCATTTACATTGCGTGCAACGCAGGTTGAGAAGAAGGCAACCAAGAGTGATCTGACAGCAGTTGTCTCATTGCGTCCTGCTCAGGAACGATATCTGCAGCCATATGAAACTGACGGGGAGCATGCAACCAACGGCAACCAAGGCAACCTGCTTGTGCCGGTTGATATCAAGCGCGACCCATATGGCCAGATCCCTAGGGCAACACTCAAGCGTGTCATGGCACTCCTGAGTGCCCGCACTGATGTTTATATCGACAAGGCACGTGGCCTGGTCTGGCAGAGATTGCCAGAGCCGAAACGCAAGCGTCGGGGCAAAGCTGGAACTGGGCAGGGCACTGAAAAACATAGGCGGCGTCTGCTTCTGCGCTTCGCTCCCAACAGGCCAGTCAATAAGCGCCTAGGCTTTGCGGAGAGGGGCATGGAGATTGTCGCTACCCGAGGGGGTAAGGCATTGGCAGATGCCATCCAGAAGGCAGTGAGGACGGTGTGGTGACACGCGGGGCAGGCATGCGCGGGGAGGGTGGCCCTCCCCCTAGGGGTCTTGGGTCCTTCCTGGCCCCCTTGAAACGCGGGGATTGCGCCAGCCCGTTTGTTCCCTAGATATGGCAATTTTTTTAGGTTGCAGTTGCAGGTGAGATAGTGACGACGATCAGCCAGAGCGAGGCGGCGCGCCGCGCTGGCATCAGCCGTCCCGCTATCAAAAAAAACATTGATGCCGGCAAGATCAAATCAGACGGCGGTCGCGTAATCCTTGCTTCTTTTGAGGAATGGATGACCACCCGCTCAGGGGTGCAACCAGACCTGCAACCGGATGCAACCAAGGTTGCAGAAGGAGAAACTGCTGATCTGTTAGCGAAGGGGCTTATGCCCACGGCAACTGCGTTTCAGGTTGAGCAGAATTACAAGGCCCTCCAACGCAAGCTGGAATACGATCAGAAGTCCGGACGCGTTGTAGATGCTGATCTGATTGCCAAAGCCGTGGGGGCCAAGTTCGCCACAGTGAGAACAAAGCTTCTGGCCATCCCAGCAGAGCAGGCACCCACACTGGCACGGTGCAAAACACCAAGGGAACTGCGTGACCGTCTGGAGAAACTGATATTTCGTGCCCTAGAGGAACTGACGCTGGATGCAGATCCCATCGACGGATTATCCAGAGGGGTATAAATTTTTCCTCAAGCTCCTAGACCGAGCACAGCTTGAGAACCTGAAACCCCCGCCACGGCTGACGTTAAGCCAGTGGTCAGCTGAATATGCAGTGCTTTCTCGGGAGACAAGCGCACAGACTGGACGGTTTGAAGCCTACGCCTACCAGCCCGGAATCATGGATGCGATTACGGATGACACCGTAGAGAAAGTGTCTGTGATGAAGTCAGCGCGTGTTGGCTACACAAAGATTGTGGATAACGCGGTAGGGTATTTTCTGCAGCAGGATCCATGCCCCATTCTGGTTGTGCAGCCCCGCGAAACTGATGCTGAGGATTACAGTAAAACGGAAATAGCTCCCATGCTCAGGGATACCCCTGTGCTAGCTGCCATTGCTCCGGATACCAAGGCCAAAAGTGGCGAGAACACTTTGCTGTCCAAGACAATGCGGAACGGTTCATCTCTCAAGCTGGTAGGGGCCAACTCTCCGGGTGGTTTCCGCCGTATCACCGTGCGTATCGTTATTTTTGATGAGGTAGACGGTTATCCGGTAGGTGGTGCGGGATCTGAAGGTGATCAGATATCTCTTGGTTCCAAGCGTTCAGAGACATTCTGGAACCGCAAGATCATCGCAGGATCCACACCCACGGTTGCAGGCCTGAGCCGAATAGAAAAACTCTATGAGGAAGGGGACTGTCGCCAGTTTCATGTTCCATGCCCGCATTGTGGAGACATGCAGGTTCTGGAATGGGGTGAAAAAGAAACCCCATATGGCATAAAATGGGACTGTGACGAGAACGGAAAGCCGCTACCGGAAACGGCCTATTACGTGTGCCGGCATAACGGCTGCATCATCACAGAAGCCGAAAAAGCCGACATGGTGGCAAAAGGGGAGTGGATAGCTTCCAAGCCCTTCAAGGGGCATGCCTCTTTCCATATCTGGACAGGCTATTCCCTTTCTCCAAATGCCACATGGGCGAAGCTGGTGGAAGAATGGCTGGATGTTTATCGGGATCCAATCCGGCGCCAGACATTCATCAACACAACCCTTGGCCTTCCTTACGAGGATAAAGGGGACGGTGCTCTTAATGAGCTGTCGCTGGCTGCACGCGTAGAGGTATGGGAAGGCGAAGTGCCTTTCGGTGTCGTGGTGCTGACAGCCGGGGCGGATACGCAGGATGACCGTATTGAAATAGAGGTTGTCGGCTGGGGCCGTAATGAGGAACGCTGGTCCATCGCTGTTATTGTGGTGGATGGTGATCCTGAAATGCCCGAAACATGGGCACGCGTGGACGATGTGCTGAAGCGCACATGGTACCGTGCAGATGGCCGACCATTCACCATTATGGCGGCGTGTATCGATTCAGGCGGCCATCACACCCAGAGGGTGTATGAATTCTGCCGCGCTCGGCTGGGCCGTCGCATTTGGGCGATCAAGGGTGAGTCTGCGCGTGGGGGTGCCAGATCTCCAGTCTGGCCAACCAAACGGCCCAGCGCACGTAACAAGGCAAGCTTTCGTCCCGTCATCATTGGGGTGAACGCGGCCAAGGACGTCATCAGGGCGCGTCTGCATCTGCCGCAACCAGAACCGGGTCATCCAGCACCAGGGTATATGCACTTCCCAGCAGACCGGGATGTAAACTATTTCGCACAGATGGTGTCCGAAAGGTCTGTGCGCAAAAGCATCAACGGCACAATCGTGCGTGTTTGGGAGCTTTTGCCAGGGCGACGGAATGAAGCGCTGGATATCGCTGTCTACAGCTACGCAGCCCTCTGCGGTCTGATTTACATGGGCCTGAAGCTGAACAAACGGGCTGATGCCTTGGAAGCCGAAACAACAGAACATCCACCCGCACCAGAGCCAGTGCAGGAAGAGATGGATCCTTTCGCGGAAGAACCTGTGAAAATGGCAATCACTGATATGCCGGCACAGGGAAAAACCGCAGAACCGAAGAAGAAAATGACCCGCATGGAACGGCTTGCTGCCAAACTTGCAGGGTAGGGGATAACAGAATGTGTGGTTATGGCCCGTTTGGGTATCGTTTACCGCAGGCTCATTTTGAGCCAGCCAGCAGCCTCTTGGCAGGCCTGAGCAAGGCGCAGCTGCAACAAGCGCTAACCAACTGCCAGATGGCTCTGATTGCCCTGCAGGGTGGTCAGCGTGTGGCTTCTGTCAGCTACTCTCAGGGCGATGGCAGCCGTGCTGTCACATACAGTCAGGCGAATGTCGGAGATCTATCTGCGATGATCAAAACATTGCAACGGCAGCTTGGTATGCCAGGCACACGCAGGCGTGCGCTTAGGCCGGTGTTCTAATGGGGCTGCGCGATACATTCGCGCGCTTGTTCAGTAACGATGCAGGAAAAAAGGGCCCACCCTCTCGCAGGGGGTTTAGTGCTCTTACAGGTTTGCCAGGTCTGCCGTATGACGCGGCAGACATTTATGGACAACGTATGCAGGGGTGGAATCCTCCCCTGTTTTCTGCCGATACTGAGCGTAGCCCGTGGCGTAACCGGATTGTCAGCCGTGTGCGCGATCTGGTGCGCAATGATGGCTGGGCTTCCGGGGCAGTCACGCGTGTTCTGGATAATGCTGTGGGCGTCACGTTACGTCCGATCAGCAAACCAGATTATCGCTTTCTTGCCCATATCACCGGCAACTCGGCGTTTGATGCTACCTGGGCGCATGAGTTTGCGCGTGCTGTAGATAGCAACTGGCGCTCATGGGCAAATGATCCATTGCGGTTCAATGATGCCGAACGGATGCTGACGTTCTCCCAGCAAATGCATTTGGCATTTCGCCATCTCATCGTGGATGGGGATGCATTGGCCCATATCCCGTGGCTGGAGGAGAATATCGGTCTGGGGCGTGCCAGATATGGCACAGCAGTGCAGATCATTGATCCAGACAGGCTCAGCAATCCGCAGAACCAGTTTGATCTCAAAAACATGCGCAATGGGGTTGAGATCAACGATGCAGGTGTTCCTATCGCCTATCACATCCGGAACGCTCATGAGTGTGACTGGTATAGCGCATCAGAGGCGGTAACCTGGTCTCGTATCCCGCGGGAAACATCGTGGGGACGCCCGCAGGTTGTGCATTTCTTTGAACATCATCGTGGTGGCCAGCATACGGGCGGAACAGGAATGCTCACGCCTGTCCTGCAACGCCTGAAAATGCTGATCAAATATGATGGCGCTGAAATGGACTCTGCCATCCTGAATGCCATTTTCGCGGCATATATTGAAAGCCCATATGATCAAGGGATGACTGCCGAAGCATTGGAAGGCGGGGATGAAACACTAGGTGCATATCAGGAAATGCGCGGGGTGTTTCATAAGCAGCATAATATTTCCATGCAGGGATCACGTTTGCCAATCCTGTTCCCTGGCGAAAAGATCAACACAGTCACCGCAGCCCGCCCCGCCAGCAACTTCAGGGAGTTTGAAAGAGCAACCCTGAACAACATCGCCAGTGGCGCCGGCCTCGCACCCATGCAGCTCAGTAACGACTGGTCCGATGTCAATTATTCATCGGCTCGTGGTGCGCTGCTGGAGGCATGGAAAACCATGAAGCGGCGGCGTGAAGAATTCTCCATAGGGTTTGCTTCTCCCGTGCGTCTGGCATGGCTGGAAGAGTCCATGGAGGCCGATAACCTGCCGTTGCCTGCAGGCGCTCCCAGCTTCCTAGAGGCGCGGCATGCTTATGCACGGTGCCGGTGGCTTGGTCCTGGACGCGGCTGGATTGATCCAGTTGCCGAACGCCAAGGGGCCATTCTTGGCATGGATGGTGCACTGTCCACTTTGGAAGATGAATGCGCTGAAAACGAAGGGCGCGATTGGGAAGAGAATGTTGCCCAGCGTGCAATCGAAATGCAGGCATTCAAAGACCGTGGCTTGCCATTGCCTGAATGGAGCGGCGGAGATCCAGCAGACAAAGCAGATAAGAAACCGGACGCAGAATGAAACAATACGCGCATACACAGGCGCTGATCGGGGCACCACTGGCGCTTTCCAGCCGCAAGTTGGATATTGTCCGGGGTCTTTTGGCCAGCGGTGCTGATGATAAAGCACTGTTCGGTCCTGTTGATGATGAAGCCCGCTATGCAGCCCAAAGCATCACAGAGAATGTTTCGGGCATTGCTGTCATATCCATCAAGGGCATTTTGCTACCAGGCAGCAGCAATGGCTGGTGGTGGGGTGGTGCAACTTTCTACGATGACATCAGCAACGCCATCAATTTGGCTGCGCAGGATGAAACCGTTCGCGGCATTATCCTGCATGTGAACAGCCCAGGCGGTGCTGTTGCCGGCTGCTTTGATACGGGAGACCGTATTTATGCAGCGCGGGAAAGCAAACCCGTAATTGCAATTGTGGATGAGCAGGCCTGTTCTGCCGCATATGCTCTGGCCTGTTCTGCAGAAACAATTGTCCTGCCACGCACGGGTGAGGTGGGATCAATCGGTGTGGTTTATCTCCATGCCGATATCACGAAATTTCTGGATGAAACGGGCATCAAGGTCACGACATTTCAGACCGGGGCGCGCAAAACGGATACATATCCAACCACGCCCATGTCCGAAGATGCCCAGAAAATCATCCAGAGCGACATTGAGAGCATGGGCAAGCTGTTTTTTGAAACAGTGGCACGAAACCGTGGGTTGTCTGCACAAGATGTGCAGGACATGGAAGCCGCCGTTTTTTATGGGCAGGATGCCGTATCTGCAGGTTTGGCAGATGCTGTCATGTCACGCGATAGCGCCTTTTTGGATTTTATGGCGCATCTGAAGTAAATTTTCCATATCGGAGAAAATAGAGCATGGCAAAACCAGCACTGATGAGCAGCTCTGCTATCAGTCCATTTGCGCATCTGGCTTCCCATGGAGCCGGTGCAAGTGCTGCCGGCGGGAGCGCAACCCCTGCAGCTGATGCCGATCCAGAAAACAAGGATCCTGATAGCGAAGGCGATCAGGAAGGCGAGGACGGCAAAAAGGGCAAAAAATCCAAACGTGCCGAAGATACAGACAATGAAGATCCAGACGGCACCGATGATGACGATGAGGATGACGAAAAGGACCCGAAGGCCCGCGCCATCCGCATGCGCGAACGTGGCCGGTGCGCTGCCATTTTTCGGTCTGCTGCTGCCGGTCGCAATCCTGCCGCTGCTGCTGAAATCGCATTTGGCACCAGCATGACGCGTACGGCGGCGGTCAACCTGTTGCGCACTGTTGCTCCTGCAGCATCTGCCCAGCAGGAAGCAGCTCCGCCCGCAGATCAGGCAGGTTACGCCGCATTGCGCACGCGCATGCGGACCGAGGGACATGAACCCGTGGCAGCACAGGGTGGCGGACAGGAAGATGAAAGCCCAGGAGCCCGCATGGTCCGATTGAACCATGCCCGTATGGGAGGTAGCCGATGAGCTATGGTTTTTACCCCAGCGCACAGCAGGTTGTGTTTGTTCCGGATCAGCTCATTGCCGGCAACCTCAAGCTGGTCACGGAGACAGTCACTTTTGCCGAAGGCAACACGCTCCAGCGTGGGCAGGTTGTCGGGCAGGTAACTGCTACCGGGAAATATATCCCGTGCGTCAAAACAGCCACAGATGGGTCTCAGACCCCATGTGGCATTGTGGTTGATGCCGTAGATGCCTCTGCGGCTGATGCCACTGGCGGCGTCTATGAGATGGGCGAGTTCAACTCGAATTACATGATCTTTGATGCAAGCTGGACGGTGGATACCCTGAAACCGGCTCTGCGTCAGTTCTCCATCTTTGTGAAGACCGGAGAGTCCAACGCTATCGTGTGATAGCGTTTTTCCAATAGTTTCAGGAAAATACTGAATGTCCGGAACAACCGGCGCAGCAGGGGTGCAGCAGGCACTTCTGCCACTGCTCAGTGCATATAGCGTAGCTGAGCTCGTTTATTTTGTCCAAAATGCCAAAACGGCACAGACCTTCCTGCTGGACAATTTCTTTCCCAATATCGTGGAATCTGATGCGCCAGAAGTGGCGATTGATGTCGATGTTGGTAAGCGGCGTATGTCACCTTTCTGCTCCCCCTTGATGGAGGGGAAGATGGTGGAAAGTCGCCGGTGGCAGACCAACCTGTTCAAGCCTGCTTACGTTAAAGACTGGCGTAATCCAGATCTGTTGAAACCCGTGCGCCGGAATATTGGCGAACGGTTGATGGGCGGCATGACCCCGGCGCAACGTCTGGAAGCCAATCTCTCGTACGAGATGACAGATCAGATTGATATGATCAATCGTCGCCTCGAATGGATGGCCGCGTCTGCTCTGGTGTACGGGACAGTCACCGTTAAAGGCGAAGGTTACCCAGCAACAGTCGTTGATTTCCAACGTGATCCAGCCCTTACCATTGCGCTTACAGGTGCTGCCCAGTGGGGGCAGAGTGGTGTTTATCCTTCGGATTACATCACAACATGGGCAGCCTTGGTCTTGCAGAAGTCTGGTATCGCACCGCGGGATATCGTATTTACAAATTCCACATGGAATGCGTTTAAGAGCGATATCAAGGTTCTGAATGCCATTATCTGGCCCGGAAAGGTGGGTGGCTCCGATGTGGATCTCGGTGGCCGCGTTGATAAGGGCGCCATCTTTATGGGGAAATGGGGCCAGTTTAATCTTTGGCTGTATAACGACTGGTATGTTGATCCAGATACAGATGAAGAAGAACCCATGATCCCAGATGGGACGGTTATTCTGACAGGCCCTGGTCTGGAAGGTACCCGTGGTTTCGGTCTTATTCTTGACCCTGCTTTTGCCTATGGTGCGCTCGCTTACGCACCAAAGATCTGGTACAAAGAAAACCCTGCAACCATCAATCTGATGATGCAGTCTGCACCAATCGTCATTCCTTCTCGTGTGAACTGCTCCTTGTCGGCAACCGTCATGGAAGCGGGCGCTGAAGCAACTGGTCCGACGGGAATCTGATAAATGGCAGAACAAAACACAACGCCCGATGCACCCAAGAAGACTGTGCAGAAGGGCGACACAGTTGATGTCGTCACGCTCATCCCTGTTTATCCGCAGGTTGGGCGCCGTCCGTGGCCCGTAGGCAGCAAGATGACTATCCCCAAATATCGTGCAGATCTGTGGGTAGCGCGCAAGATTGCCCGTGTTGCCCGTGATGGTGAGCAGCCTGCTCCTAATACATTGCAGGCTGCATCTATGCCGCCTGCACCGGACATGAAAGCGCCGCCGGCTACACAGAGCTGATATGGTCGGCCCAGTAGATTGGGATAAACTGGTTCTGGATCCATGCCAGAATGTGTTCGGGGAGGAAGTCCAATGGATTTCCTCCCTTAATCCAGATCCTGTTCCCGTTATCGGTATTTTCGATAATGGCTATAAAGCCATGCCACTCGAAATTGTGGACGGCCTTTCTCCAACGCACGTAACTACGGCAGATGCGCGGTTAGGTGTTCAACTCTCGCAGTTTGCTTCAGCACCACAGCAGGGTGATCTTTTTGTCATACGCGGGAAGCAATACCGTGTGCGTGAAGTCCAGCCTGATAGTCATGGTGCTGCTGACATTCTGCTGAACAAGGCGGACGGTGAAAATGCTGTATCGGGTCATATTCCGCAACAAAATCGCGGCATTGCTCCGGAAGACTACTGATGCCGGCCAAAATGTTTTTACGCATCGTGCAGCACCTGTAAAACCAGAAATGCTTCCGGTTATCTTTGTTGCCATACCTTCCGAAATAGGCACGTCATTTGGGCGTGGCCAACCGGGCTTCAATAAGATTGTAAAAGTCGAGGTTGTGGCAAAAGTTTCTGGCGGAACTCCCGAAAAGGTTCGGGAGAATATGGACCAGATTGCCGAACAGATCGAAATGTCCGTGATGTGCGATCAGGATCTGCAAAGATCTATATCGCAGGTAACGGATTTCAATCTGGAACAAGGGTTGCTGGATGACGCAGAAGATCATCTGGGTGCTGTAAAAATCACATTCGGCCTGGAATACCAGCAGGATTATCCTGTTCGCGGTGTAGAGCTTCAAGAAATTATTGGCTGTGTAGGCACTGCGGATGAAGGCATGACCGCTCCCGGCCTACGCGTTGATTTTCCTCAATAGGAATTCTCCATGTTTGTAAAACCGGCACAGGGCCGATCGGTCCGGTGGCCTGGCACAAAACGCCTGCTGAATGCAGCAGGTGAAAATGTGCCCGACACAAGCTTCTGGCTGCGTGCGCTGGCGCGTGGCGATGTGCAGAAAGCTACCCCAACAACCAGCCAGAGCGTGCCGGCTGAAGCCCCAGCTCAGGCGCAAACAGACAAGGGGGCGTAATTGACTGTTACAATCCCCGGTTATTCAGACAATAACCGTGTTCCAGGCTTCTATTTTGCCTTGGATAATTCTGCAGCCAACACTGCAAGTGCTGCACGCCGCGTCATTATTGTTGCCCAGATGCTAAGCACGGGCAGCGCTACCGCTGGCGTTGCCGAGATCTCGGGAGGCTATTCAGACGCTGTAGCCAAATATGGTCTTGGCTCCCAGTGTGCATTGATGGTCAAAGCCTATCGTGATCTGGATAGTTCTGGTGAGTTATGGGTACTACCTCTGGAGGACGACGCTGCTGCAAAAGCTGCTAGTGGCGCGTGGGCCATTACAGGCACGGCAACAGCAGATGGTACACTGCCTCTATATGTTGGGGATGTTCTGATCCCAGTTAGCGTTTCCTCTGGGGATACAGCAGCAACAGTTGCCGCCAATGTTGTTGCTGCAGTCAAGTCTGTTACCACACTGCCAGTTTCCCTCGCTGCAACTGATGGAACAATCACGGCAACGGCCCTGAACAAAGGCTTAGTCGGGAATGATATCCTGTTGGGTTCCTGTCTGTTGGGTACCGCTGGGGGGCAGTCTGTTCCTGCAGGCTTGTCTGTTGCCATCACTCAGATGGCTGGTGGCACACAAAACCCCACCATGCTGGCTACAGCGTTGGCCAATCTGGGTGAGCGTGTCTATGACCTCTATGCCCATCCGTATGTTGATACCGCGAGCCTGAACACGTTCAAGCAGCTGTTTGACAATACAAGCGGCAACTGGTCTCCCATGCGGCAGCTTTATGGTCACCATATCGCGGCGTATCGTGGCACATATGGGCAGGCAACAGCGTTCGGCATTACGCAGAATGATCCGCACGGCACCATCATGCCTATTTCGGATAGCCCATCTTCTCCCATGATCTGGGCTTCCCAGCTGATGGCCGTTACGGCAGTGTCCATGCGGGAAAATCCTGCCCTTCCTGTTCGTGGCCTATCTCTTTCCGTTTTGCCACCAACGGATGCAGGGCGCTTCACATTCGATGAGCGTGCCAGCCTGCTGTATGATGGCCTGTCCACCTTCACCGTGGCCGATGATAATACGGTACTGACGGAACGTCTGATCACAACCTATCAGACCAACAGCGCGGGTGTGTCCGACAATAGCTATCTGGATATTGAACGCCTGCTGACGGCAGAAGTCTGTCTGCAGGATATGCGTTCGTATCTGGCATCCACGTTTAATCGGTTCATTCTGGTTGTTGATGGTAGCAAAATTCCTGCTGGCGCGAAGGCAACTACGGCACAGTTGGTCGGAAAAGCCGCAGCCGCCCGCTACAACTGGCAATGCCAGCAGCTCTGGGCGCAAGATCCCAGCACGTTCTCTGCCAATCTGGTCTCTGAAAATGCCGGAAATGGTGTGGTGAAAATGCTGCTGCCATTCAAATTTGCTGATCAGCTCTGGGTTATCGCAGGCGATGCCCAGTTTGTGACATCCTGAACGGGGAAAACATGTCGGGTTCTCTTTATCGCGGCCCCCTAGCGGGTGTCGCATCCCTTACAATCAATGGTGTGCCATTTAACGTAGTGGGGGAACTGCAATGGCAGCCCTCAGGAAACCAGAATGAAACCCTCAAAGGTCAGACAACCGTTGAGGGTTTTTCGTCCATGCCCAACCAGGGGTTCATTCAGGCAACCTTGCGTGACCGCCGGGATATGAAGATTTCTGACTTGCAGGGCGGCAGCGGTTTCGATGTTGTGGCAACCTTGGCAAACGGCAAGATCATTACGTGCGTCAATGGCTGGCAGGTTGAAGTTATCAACGTCAACACTCAGGAAGGCACGTTTGAATTCCGGGTGGAAAGCGACACTGTAACCGAGGATACTGTATCGTGACCATGTTGAGCGATGAAGATGTTCTGCCTGCCATGAGTGATCCTCAGGAGGAAGTTGTCGAGGAAATTCCTGGTGTTTTTCATCTGGAAAAGCCGATTACAATCAAGGGTGGAGAAACATTCGAAACCCTGAAATTGCATGAGCCTGCTGTGTTTCATGCGCTACAGGCCACCAAGGTTATTGGTCGCAAACCTACTCTGGAAAGCATTTATGATTCCCAGATCAGTATGGTTTGCCAGATCAGTAAATGGCCTCGGCTAGCCGTAGATCAGTTGCCCTCTCATATTCTGGATGCAGCAACTGACTTCCTTGGTCATTTTGAGGAAGATGCACGGCGGAACCCTGACGAGGAACCGGATCTCACACCAGAACTGACGATCACGTTTAAGCCTGGCATTGAGGCTGTGAACAAAACCTTCAACGTCATGGATTTGCGTGAGCCGGTAGTGTCAGAACGCCGTGCATTCAAATCGTTTGAATCACGCCAGACGTTTGAAGGACTTATGTCTGGCGAGATCGATCTCGTAGAACGGATTAGTGGCTGGCCAAAGGCAGCAGTCCTCAAGATGCCGATCAGTAAGTTTGCTCGTGCAGCGGATTATCTGACCGGTTTTTTTATGCATGGCCGGACAACTGGGAACAACTGACCGCAGATCTCTGCACCGTGTTCTCGGGCTGGTCTCTATCTGATGTTGAAGGGCTGAGCGGTAGCCAGATGATGTTCTGGGTAAAGCAGGCCAACCGTATAGCGGAAAAACAGCGCAAGGAGAGTGTAGCTCGTGGCCGCAACCGCTAAAATTACGATTACGGCAGAAGATCGTGTCAGTAGAGCTCTAACATATATAGAGAAAAGAATCATTTCTCTTCAGATGCCGTTACGTAATGCCCGGCGTAATCTGAAGAGATTTTCTGATATCACTGGCATGACCCGCATGCGTAAGGGCATGGCAGATCTATCGCGCTCTACACTGAATGCATTTAGATCTGTGGGGCGTCTGGTTCCCGAAATGGGTATCCTCACCAGCGCATCCTCTATTGCTGGTGTGTACAAGCTGGCTTCTGCCTGGGCTACTTTCGGCACTAATCTGCGCACAACTGCGCGTAGTATCGGCATGAACCCGGGCCGGCTGATGGCGTTGCGTAACGCGGCCCGGCTTTCGGGTGGCTCTGCCGATGCCATGGGTGGTGCTTTAGGGCATTTGGCAAACCTCAAGTGGGAGGTGCCAAATGGGTTTGCACCACAGGCGGCAGCACAGCTTCAGGCATTTGGTATTCGGGTAGAGGAACTGAAAAAACTTTCCCCCGACCAGATGTTCGACCGGATAGCCAAGAAAATTCGTGGCATTAAGAACCCAACGGCGCAAGCCATAGCAGTTACCAGTTTGTTTGGTGAGCAAGCAGCAGGGCTTCTCCCAATTTTTCAACAGTCTGAACGTGAATTCCAGAATAATATCCGTCTGGCCAAGCGTTACGGAGTTGTAAACAAGGCGGGTGCAGATGCCGCGGCTAGAATGCAGAAGTCCCAGCAAGAACTTTCTTTGGCTGTGGAAGGGTTTGGTTATTCTATCGCTGAGGCAGTAGAGCCCAGTATTACAGGGCTTGTGCATTGGATGACTGAGTTGATTGCCGCCAACAGAAAGTGGATCGCACAGGATCTGGCTGGTTATGTCAAACGTATTGTAACATGGCTGCAAACTGGCGGCTGGAATGAAATAGAAACCCGTATTTCCGGGGTTATGCAACGTATCAAAAGCGTTGTTGATTACCTAGGCGGATGGAAAGCGGCAGCGGTTGCTGCTGTTGCCGGCATGGGGGCTTTATGGGGCGCTCCTGTTTTGGGCGGTATTGCATCCATAGTTCTTGCGATAAGTGGAATTTCAGCTGGGTTTCTGGCAGCTACTGCGGCAGCGGGTGGGTTGCTGGCCATTATTGGCAAGCTTTCGCAGACTGATAGTGGTAGAAACTTCCTTGATGGAATGCCTGGCTTTTCATGGCTAGACGATTTCCTATCTCGCTACACACCTTTTGGTCGTTCCTATGATGACCAAAGAAAATCCATGTCTGCCCAAAACCTTGGCGGGTCTTCCTCAATCGCAGCGGGCCGTAGCATCCAGTCCTTCTTCATGAGGAATGGATACACCTCAGAACAAGCTGCGGGGTTAGTGGCAAACCTGTCACAGGAAAGTGGATTTAATCCTGACAAGCCGGGAGACAACGGCACGGCTTATGGCATGGGCCAGTGGCATTCAGATCGGCAAGCTGACTATTTACGGTTGTATCACCATCGCATGCAGGATGTGCATGGGGATCAGGCACGTGATGAGCAGCTTAACTTCATGATGTGGGAGCTCAAAAACCGCAGCTATCTGGGTGATAGTCAGCTACGGCGTGCGGGCACTGCATCCCAAGCCGCAGCAATTGCCTCTGTTGATTATTTCAGGCCAGGGAAAACACAGGCAGATCAGCTTGCGGAAATGCAGAGAAGGGCTGGTCTGGGAAGAGACTGGAGTTCTGCATTAACGCCTACTGCTTCTCTACCTTCTGCATCTTCTCAGGGGCAATCGCCCTATGACAAAATGCTTCTGGACTTGCATATTTCTGCCAAAACACCGGCAGGCACCACGGTAAAAGCAACCAGTCGTAGCGATAATCTGCATGTTGCCAGCGTTAAGCAGCAACGTGCGATGGATCCTGAAAACAGTTCCATAGGGAATTAACGTCATGTCCGGCACACTTACCACTCTGGCAGAAGAGTATTTGCAATGCTCCTTCCGGGGCGTTCCGTTTGTTGTGCTGGGGAGCGGCGGGCAGGCAGGCCGCAAGCAGGCTGTGCATGATTATCCATACCGTGATGGCGTATGGACAGAAGATCTAGGGCGCCGTGCCCGAATGTATCATGTGCGTGGGTTTGTGTGCGGGCCTGAATATATGGCGCAGAGAGATCTGCTGATTAACGCAGCAGAAGCGGCAGATTCCGGTTTGCTTGTTCATCCAACTCTTGGGATTTTGCGTGTTACATTAAGCAATTTCTCATGGATGGAACCAGATGGCATTATGGGCCGTATTGATGTTGATTTCGATTTTCTGGAACAGAAAAACTATCTCAGCACAATCATTCAAATATCTCTGGATGCAGCCATTGGCGCAGCAGCTTTGGCCGCACAGCTGGTTGGAAGCACCACATATTCAGGTGCGGTTACATCATCCTTATCTGTTGGCAGCCCGGTTATTTCCGCAGCCCAAAGTGTTGTTGGTGGCTGGGGAAGTTTGGCCAGTTCTGCCATACGTTCACCATGTGTAAACAGTGCGGCCATTGCTACGCTACCAGGCAATAATGGGCGTTATGCTGCGGGGAATGCCGGGACAATAGATAGCACGGCAACCGTTGATTCCGTCCTGCAGAATCTAACAGCTTCCCGAACGAAAATTGATAGCCTGATTGCAAATGCCCAGGAGCAAACTACAGCAGCTTCTCTAGCTGATGCTGTGCTGGATGTTACGGAGCAACTGCGTCAAGCCATCAACGATCCGGGCACGCAGATTAGCGTATTGCTGCCAATGGCCACGTATCAGATTGATGTTATGCCATCATCAGCACCTATCGGATCAGCTATTGCCACCGCATCTACATCTACCGCACAGCTCTGCTGCTGGATGGCCTTTACGTCTATCGCGTTGGCATGTGCCACCTGGCAACCAACATCAGCTGAGGAAGCAGAAAACCTGCGGTTGCGTGTAGCTACCTTACTGGATGATGCCGCCACAGAAGCAGCAGATGCAGGGCTGGATGATATGTGGCGGGCTCTTCGCTCACTTCGTGTTCAGGTCACCACAGATCTGTCACAGCGTGCAAGCCAATTGCCTGACCAGATTACCGTAACGCGCAATGCACCGGTTCCGGCTTTGGTTCTGGGGCAGCAGCTATATGCAGATGCTAGTAGGGCGCCAGATCTAATCCGGCGGGCAGATCCCATACATCCTGCATTTATGCCTACACAATTTGAGGCTCTTTCTTCCTGATGTCTGTGCTTTCAACAGTATCTGAATTTGTTGGCTATGATCAGACAGCATCCAATGCAGTTTCAATCACAGTCAATGGGAACCAAATTTCAGGGTGGGGCAGGGTTTCCATCCGTATGGGTGTCGATATCATGCCTTGGACAGCCATGCTGGAAACAACCCTGTATCAGCCAGATACAGGAGCAAGCGTGGATATCCCTGCGGGGGCGGCGTGTGTCCTGTCTATTGGCGGAGATAAGGTGCTTACTGGATACGTGCAGAGCGTATCAGAAGAGCTTACACCGCAGGAACACGTTTATCGTGTGGTTATAGCCTCCAGATCGGTGGATCTGGTGGAATGCTCGGCTGAGTTTTCAACATACCAGATGAATAATACAACGGCCTTGGGCATTGCCCAGCAGGTTTGTCAGCCCTTCGGCGTTAATGTTTCAGCTGTAGGTGGTGCGGGAGATATCCAGATCCAGCAGTTTTCTGTTATTCTGACGGAAACAGCCTATGAGGTTATTGAACGCGTATGCCGTTTGGCAGGCTGTATTTTCTATGACCAGCCAGATGGCTCCATTGTGCTCAGTCCTGTTGGAACAAGTGTTGCCAGCGGTGGTGTGCAGCAGGGCGTTAATATGGAACGTCTTGTTTCTCTTTCATCATTGGAAGGCCGGTTTTCCAGTGTGCAAGCCATTATTCAAAATCCAGCCATTTTGTTTACGCCTCCATCTGATGGAGACAAACTGAGCCAGCAGATGCAGGCGCAAACGGCACCATCTGAGGCGAGTGCATCAGATCCCGGTGTCCCACGTCGAAGGCCTCTTCTTATTCCTGTGGAGTTAGGGGATGCTGATTATAGCGTTGCCCGTAAACGAGTGCAGTGGGAAGTGGCACGGCGTTATGGGCGCTCTCAGGTGATTGAGACAACTGTTAGCAGTTGGCGGGATGGATCAGGCGCTTTGTGGATGCCCAATACGCTTATCCCTTTTGCGCGTGCGTCCAGCAGCCGGAATGATCTGCTATTGGGGGAATTGGAACTGGTGCAGGGAGAAGATGGAACGCACGCCAATATGGTGTTGATGCCATCCAGCGCATTTGTTCCAGAACCTTTGGTTCTTCCTGTAGAACAGAATGAAGCTATTGCAGCAGTGAGCAGGGACTGATGGCATCTCCTTTACAGCGTCTTGGGCGTCGGGTGATGATGGCCTTGGGTCTGGCACGCCAGACATCAGATACAGATGAAAGCAAATCTACCCCAACCATGCAGCTGGCATTGGCTGCTGGTGAAATGCGCTCTGATGTTCCCCTCATGCAGCAATATGGTTTTCGCAGCAGGCCAACGTCCGGTTGTGATGCCGCTGTTCTGTTTCAGGGGGGCGACAGAACACGGGGCGTTGTAATTGCCACAGGTGATCAACGATACCCGCCGCCCGGTCTACAACGGGGAGAGGTCTGCGTTTTCAGCCCTACAATGGGGAGTGCCATTGTTATGAAGGCAGATGGTAGTATTTCCATTGATACCGGTGAGAAAAAAATCAATGTGGCCTGCGGTGGTATGAATGTTTCCGGAGACATAACCAGTACGGGAACAATTACCGGGCAGAAAGATGTTGTGGCCGGCAGTATCAGCCTAACAGACCACACGCACCCAGTTACGGACGCACCGGGTGAAACAGGTGTCCCAGAGGGATAATATGGACATTGCAATCCGCTGGATACCAAACGAATGCCGCGGTGACTTTGTTATTGAAGGCGGCGATATTGCGCTTGATAGTCCATTAAAATCTGCGGTTATGGTCAGTTTATTTACTGACCGCGTGGCACCAGAAACTGTTACAGCAGATGCAGCCGCAGTTGGCATTCGTGGCGCTCCAGACGCGGCTGGTTCCAATAAGGAAGATCGGCGGGGATGGTGGGCTGATGCATATGCAGAAATGCCTATCGGGTCTCGACTATGGCAAATGGCGCGGACCATTAAGGCTGGACAAACTGCTGCGCTGCGTGAAGTTGAGGCTATCTGTTACGAAGCTCTGGAATGGCTTGTAGCAGATGGTGTGGCTCAATCGATTAACGTGACTGCAGAATGGGCAAGTGGATCCTCTCCAGCGCTTCTGTTCACAGTGAAAATTATGGAACCCGGAAAAACAGCCTCGCAGGAATTCCTGTTCTCGTGGGCATGGGAAGGGATAAGCTAGTAGATGCCATATGCACGGCCTACGCTGACGCAGCTGCGTCAGCAGGCATTACAGGATGTTCTGGACGGCGGAATCAGTAATGTTTCCGCTGTTTTGCGTTTTTCTGTCATTACCGTCATCACCTACGCATTAGCTGGGCTTGCGTGGCTGCATTACGGATATCTGGACTGGATAGCCAAGCAGGCCGTTCCATGGACGGCTACAGACGAGTATCTGGCAGCATGGGGAGCATTGAAGGGTATATACCTAAAGGATGCTACAGCAGCTTCTGGTAGCGTTACATTTGCAGTTACTGGCACCAATGCTATCCCAGCCGGAACCACAATCATTTTGGGTGGGGCTCTCTCTGCCACAACCACAGCAGATTCAGTTACCGCAAATGGTCAGACAGTTGCCCAGGCTGAGTGCTCCAGCACTGGCGCTGCGGGCAACATTGCAGCCGGATCTTTGGCCACGTTGTCCAGCCCGGTTGAAGGTGTGCAGACGACTGGATCCGTTAGCACTGCATTTACGGGCGGGGCAGATATTGAAACTCAGGATGAGTTTCGTTCCCGCGTTCTGGATGCCTATCAAAACCCCGGTGGTTACGGCACGGCGGCAGATTACAAGGAATGGGCAGAGGCTGTTGCAGGCGTAACCCGCGCATGGGTTATGCCTAACGGCTTTGGATCTGGATCTGTAGTCATCTACGTTATGATGGATGATGCAAATGCCGCAGAGGGTGGCTTCCCTCAGGGGACAGATGGAGCATCCAGTAATGATACGCGCTACACAACTGCGACAGGCGACCAGCTCACGGTAGCAAACGCCGTATGGGAAAAAGAGCCGGCAACACCTCTGGTAGTCGTATGTGCGCCAATTGCTCAGGAAACAGACTTTGTGATTTCAGATCTTGGGTCTGAGAATACTGAAGCCAACCAGACACTCATCAAAGCAGCGTTGCAGGATATGTTTCTGCGTTTGAGCGGACCAGGTGTGACCATTCACGAAAATGCATGGCAAGAAGCTGTCGCGGCCATAGGGCTAACGTCTTACGATATCACCAGTCCATCAGGCCCTATTGTTCCGGAAACAGCAGGGTCCATGCCTGTTTTGGGCATACTGACAACGGAGAGTTGATATATGGCCGCTCCTATCTTCTCTGTTGAGAATTTCCGTAGTGCCGTTTTATCTCTCCTGCCGCGTGGGCCAATCTGGTCTCGTTCCGTTGATGGCGTTTTATGCAAACTAGCAGGCATCTGGGCTCAGACTTTCCAACGTAATGGAGAGCGATCAGCCAACCTGCTGACTGATGCGTTCCCAGCCACCACAGACGAACTTCTTCCAGAGTGGCAGAAAACGCTGGGGCTTCCCGATGCAGTTCAAACTACAACGCCTACGCTTGCACAGGCGCAAGGGCAGGTGGTGGCGCGGCTATGCGGTGATCAAAGCATTAGCATACCAGCATTGGAAGATCTGGCAAAAACACTTGGGTATAGCGCAACAGTTACGCCGTGCAGCGCATTTTATTTTGGCATGCCATTTGGCTCTCCCTTTGGTGGGGAGGAATGGAATTTTGTCTATGTCATCACTGTAGATTCACCCAGCACGGATGATCATACGGAGTTTGAATATGAAATGCGCCGTGCATCCCAAGCAGGAACAACTATATATTTTGAATATACAGGTTAAACGATGGATCTTTTAATTGCTCCTGGCACAGTTGATGCCAGCAAAGCTGATACTGCCCCAGCAACTGGAACGCCCGGATGGGCAACAGATGGAGATCCGGTTAATCAAATTGCACGCACGGTTTTTCCTGCATATGCGTACAATGCCCTGTTGGCAGAGATATATAATGTTATTGTCGGAGCAAAACTAACTCCAGACAGAACGGATAATACGCAGCTGTTCAAAGCTATCAGTCAGATAGCAGCAGGATCTGAGAGCGCATACTTCCTCAAAAGTGGCGACACGGCTGCCTGGGTAACCTCTGATGGTTGGGTTATCGCAGGAAACTCCCGTGTTATGTCGGGTGGCTCTGGAGCAAATGGGGCTATTCAAGTTGGAGATTATGTATGGTCTGATGGAATAACGGCTTACGGATATGGCAAGATGGCGGTTTCGCTATCTGTGACAGACGTAAACGGCAAAGGCAGTGATTACAGATCAGGCGGACTTCTGCAGTTTACTGCATATGATGGCACGCAAACGAACTTCTATTTTAGTGGCGATGATTACATCTATGATCCGAGTGGAAATAAGTTTCTAAAGACAGCAGATCTAACAAATTCTCTTTCTGGATATTTGGAGAATTATAATTCTGGTATCGCACTAGCTTTGCCGGGAACATCTTTATGCGTAAATCCGGCAGATGGTCGTGCCTATCTAGCGTATGCTGGGAACACAAAAATTGCGGCATTGGCATGGAATTCTGATCTAGCCGCAGAAAGCAGCGCGCGTGCTGAAGCAGATACTGCGTTGCAAAATTCCATTAACGGGAAACAGCCTGCAGGAAATTACATTATCGGCCTCAGCGGCGGTAAACTTTTGCAGGATTTTGTAGTGGCCGTTGATAGCAGCGGCGTGCACAACATTACACTACCTCAAGCTTTGTCTGCTGCGCCTACCTCAATTGCTATCAGTCATGGTTTGACCAATGGTAGCAATGCTTCTGTATCAGTTTTGGGTGGGTGGACAGAAACAGGGTTCCAGATTCAGACAAATGGAGCAACAAGCGTGAACTTTATCATATCGGGAATACCGTGATGACTGACGTGAAAACACTGTATCCCGATCGTTACTATGCCAGTTACGACAAAACATCCCAGCAGCCGACCCGTGTAACTGGTTGGTACGATACGTGGGTAATGTCCAATCTGACGAATGTTCCATCAGCGTCTGATATGATACCTGTGTCACCAGAAGATTGGGCAGATCAGTCAGTATTCCGTCTACCGCGAGGTAAAGGTATTTTGGACGGTGTAATTGTCAATTATACGCCTCCAGCCACTACTGACCTGAAAACAGAAGCGACTGCTGCTTTGGCAGGTGCCCGGTCATATGTGCTTAACGCTTATACGATTAAAAATGCCGCTACTCCTGAAGCATGGATAACTTATCTTGATGCGCTTGAGGCAATTGAAAATGGCACAAACATAACATCAACAGCACTTCCTAAGGCACCTACGTCATGATCCCATCCATTCCGTCTATCGGATGGTCTCCTGCTCCAGGACGTACACTTCTGTTGCCTAATATGGATCAGGTTAGGGGGAGCGTTATCTCTCCATCCACACAGCTTGTGTGGCCTAAAAAGACCAGTGCAGATAACCTTGATTATTCCCTAGATCCCAGTGATTGGCTGTATGGAACAAATGATTATTTGGCATTTATTGAAAGTGTTGAAATAACTACATGCTTAGGTGAGGCTGATGACCTATCATGTCTGTGGTCTAGCGTAGTAAATGGCATGGCATGTCTTATGCTGGGCAGTGGACAGCCAGGAACACAACAAAACATCAACGTTAAATTGCTAACGCAGCAAGGTCGGAGCGCTGCAGTTAGTATATTACTGCCAGTTAGTAGCACGCTCGCTGCTACAGCGCCGCAAGAAACGCCAATATTACCAGACGGGACACCAATCCCCCCAAACGCTCTGCGCTTGCCAGATAAAAGCATTTTATCTTTGGGGGCATCTGTCACAGATCAGACTTATTTTGATTTACTATTGCCAGACGGAACATCTTTGCAAAACAGCATGATGACCAATACCCCATATCTGTCAGATCTGCTGTTACCAGATGGGGCTGCATTACAGGGTGCAGACGGCAATGCCTTGGGAATTGATGCGGTAGACACGCAAATGGAACTTATCGGCCCATTGGGTGCGATAGAAATGCAAACCAACACAGATATTCTGCTGATCGCCTGATCAGTTTTCAAAATCCAACGAAAAATTACCGGCCTTTGAGCCGGTTTTTTTGTGCCCAAATTTAGGTGGAAAATGTCCGGTACAACCCAATCTGGAACTCCAATTACTGCCCTGAAAGTTGCTACGGCCGTTGCCGCAACCGATAACGTTCTGGGTGTTGTTAAAAACACTGACGGGACGCAGGAAGCGCAGCAAGTCCCCGTAGGCGTGATTGGCGATGCCGTATCTGAGGCAGCAGGGATCCCTGCTGCAGTTCAGGCTGCGGAGAATGCGGCAACTACAGCACAGGCTGCATCTGATGCATCTTACAAAAATGCTACGCAGGCGGTGAATGACAAGATAGGGGTTGCTGGCGGAGCGGCTGAGTTGGACAACAAAGCCCAGCTGCTTTTGCAAGGCGAGAGTGCGTTGGCCGTCACCCCCGCTACCGCCGCTTCTGGCACAACACCTGCTACCCCCGCAAAGCTCAAGCCTCTGCTGCCGCTCGATGAGACGGCAACGGTTGGGAATGCGGGCAATACACTGGGTGACGCCGTTTCTCAGGCCGCAGGTGCTGTGCAGGCTAATGGGGGCGATGCCTCCAACGCGCTTGTTTTGGCAAGCGGGGCATCTGCTGCGCGCACAGTCTCTGATAGGGCCAGTGACGCCCTTTCCGTGCAGGATTTCGGGGCTAATGGAACCGCTGCGGATGATGTGCCTGCTCTAACGTCTGCGGCTGGCGTGCTGGACGTCAAGAATGCGGTGCGCCTGCATGTGGCGTCCGGTCTCAACCTGACCATGGATGGCAGTCTGGCCAGCGCAACGGCGTTGGGGCAGATCATTCCGGTGGGGAGTGGCACGCTGGAAGATGCGGCATCCTCATTATGGGCGCTGCATCCTGAGCACTTGCCATATGCCAGCATGTTCCCGCCCACAGTTCTGCCCCAACACCTTGTAGAGTTTCATCAGGCCATCGCCAATTTCCGGGCAGGCACAATCTCTTATGTTTATGTTGGCGTAATGGGGGACAGCATTTTCGCCACGGCGTCCAATATGGTCTCCCATACTGAAAATGCGATGTATGCGTGGATGCAGGCGCTGCGTGAACAGTTCCCGGATGTGACGTTCCGCTTCAAGAACTGCGCGATTGGCGGCACCACATGGTATGACATGGCCAGTGACACCTATGCGCCGCCCGGCTGGATGAACCCGACTACAGCAGTATGGAAAACTGCCGTTGCAGCAGAAGGTTTCCACTTGTTGCTTCTGCATAGCGCAGGGAATGATGTGGATGTGTTCGACCCTGTTTCCGCCGATACCATCATCCGGTATTTTCAGGGACTGGCTAACCCGCCGTCCGTTGTGGTCGGCCTGTCCTATACGCCGTCCAAAAGCTCCACAACGTCGGCATCTTATCACGCATATTACCAGCAGGGTTACCAGAACGGGCTGCACCTGATCATCCACTGGCTGCGGGGTTACTGCCTCAAGAACGGGGTTGGATTTCTGGATTTCTACCGTTGGAAATCCATGATTATTGAGGGTTTTGATCCCGACGAAATGGCGCTGGAGCAGATTGTGCCGGATGCCACCACATCTCTGCCTGCGTTTGGTAGTCCGGTTACATCTGTTAAAGGACAATACAACACGTCATGGTCTTTCCCAGCGGTCAAAAATGGCCGTGGAGATAGTGCTGATACCTTAACAGATTTTGCAATCGCGTATGCCTTGAGCGCCAACCCGAGCATAATTGGTCTGTCGATTGGCTCTAACTGCACGAATACCGTTCAGGACAAAGATTTCTACGTGTTTTTCAACGATGCGTCTGGAAAGATTGCCTATTCGTGGTCTGACGGTCTAGAGGAAAACGCCAACAACCGGGTGGTAACGGATATTCCGGTGCCTACAACGTGGCCCGCCTATATGAATTTTATGGTTAAAGGTTCTCAGGTTGTAGTGCAGATCTGGCAGACCCTCTCCAACACCACATGGACGCCGGGCAGTCTTGTTTCTCTGGGAACCGGGTTCACAACCATCTTTGCCGGGCTGATCCCACGCTTTGGGGGCGCGTTCACGCCGGTGGTATCCTGGTCCAACCAAGATACGGAATTGTCAGTCTATAACCTGTGCATCGGCAATCAGGTTTCCGTTACGGGTGGCGGACGCCGCTATATGCCGTGGGCCACAAACGACGCCCCAGCCAAGGCCAGCACAGCCGCAGGCGGGTCAGACGCCTACCACCTGAACGCCTACGGTGTGCGGGACATTCTGGCGCATGTTTTCAGGGCGCAGGTATGGGGTTTTGACGATCACCTGTTTGCGCCGGTCATTTATGGCGGGGCGAGCATTGCCGGTGGTCTGGCCGTAACAAGCGGGAATATCACTCAGACATCCGGGTCTCTCGTCAACGAGTCTGGGACAGTTGGGCCAAAATCCAATTTTGCAACGCAGGGTTTTAACCTAACCACGGCTGGTGACCAAACTGTTCTCACCACCACGCCAGCAACATCGGGAGCCGCGTCTTTTGTATATAGACCGCTAAATGCGGATGGTACCAACGCCAACCTCGGATACAATGGATCTGGTTTTACGGGCGTTGGTTTTGGGTGTGACGACGACGGCACGCTATATTGTAGCGGTGGGTTTGGTGTTTTTAATAAAAAAGTGACCACGATACCCAAGATTACTGGCGCGAAGTCCACTGATCCCATCATGTTGCAAATTATGACGGCGTTGAGTTCGTTTGGTCTCATAAACGATGCGACAACGTCGTAATTTCTGAGGGTTATTCCTCACCTTTTCGGACAAAAGAATGACAGATGAACAGAGCGCGGGCACCCCCTGCGTGGCTGATGGCGTCCACGCACGTCTGGATGATCATGAAGAACGTCTTGCCGCTGTAGAGCGGAGGCAGGATGTGACAGATGGCAAACTGGACAGCATCAGCCGGGATATTGCTGCGGTACGGGCAGAAGGGAACGCACGGCAGCAGGCTACCAATGCTGGAATGGATCGGATTGGTATCCAGCTTTCCGATCTTACACGCCAGTTAGCTGCCCATACTGGTGCGCAGGAAGAACGCAACAGGCTGGCAGAAGATGGACTGCGCCGTTGGAAAAAACTGGCGGTTATTGTGGGGCTGTTCTGCACGCTTGGGGCTGCTGTTGGTTCTACACTTCTTTCTGATCAGGAAGTGGCCAGCACGATCTGGGTAAAATGGCTGCACTGGCGCGAACCGTGGGATGTGCCAACGCAGCCCGCGCCCCAACCTCAGACAACGCAGTCCATTCTGCCCCCGCGTGAAATGGAGGCAGCATGAGCACTAAAAATGTGTGGGGCACGAACCTCTCTGTCGTCAAGCATCTGACCATTCTTCCGGCATTGGAAGCCATCAATCTTGGTGGGGATGCCGCGGTTAATCTAGTGACGGGTACAGGTTTTGTTGAAAGTGGGTTTATGCATGATCGGCAAATCAACGGGCCTGCGCTGGGTTGGTTTCAGATGGAACCCAGAACCCATGATGATATCTGGCTGAACTTCCTGCGTTACCGGCCCGATCTTGCCAATCGTATTCTGTCGGCAAGCGGTTTGACCGGTCTGCCTGGGGCAGAAAACCTTGTGCAGAACAGGGCTTATTCGGCTTGCATGTGCAGAGTGCAATACCTGCGCGCTCCCGAACCATTGCCCTCAGCCACAGATTCAGCAGCCCTCAGTGCCTATCACAAGCAGCATTATAACACGGCGCTGGGGCAGGCCAATGCCGCTGCCAACACTTCTCTATTCCAGCAGGCCATCAATGCATGAGGCGGATTCTTCTACCGCTTATGCGCCAGTTGGCGTGGCAGTTACTTAGAAAGGACAAAGACGGTGTTTCTCACCGAAACCGAATGCGAGCGCATAGCCAAACGCACCGCCGATATCGTTCTGGCCGAACTGCGCCGCGACATCCATCGCAGCCCCAACGGAAACCTCATGATTGAGGTGGTGGAAGTCAACACGCTGCCTGTCAGTTTGCGGGGAGGCGTGGCACATGACTGACGCGCCTGTTCCCGTAGCGCCAAAGCGCTCTGCCGTTCTGGCACAGACCGCCAAGGCCGTTGCGGCAGGCCTGTCTCTGCCTGCCATGGTGACAGCCCTTCCACAGCCGGAAGCTACATGGGTTCTGTATGCCTGTGTTGTGTTTGCGGCAGCGGGGGCGGCAGCAACCCAGATCCCGCTTCCAGCCAACCAGTCCGGCAAGCTTTGGCTGCTTTACCGGATTATCAACTTCCTTGCTCTCAACTGGAAGTATGCCGCTAACGCAGTCATCATGCTGCGTGGCAGCATGTCTTCCAAAACTGTAGCACCACAAGCAGGCCCCGGATCTGTTGTGCAGATCCAGCAGGACAGCAAGTGAGACCATTTTCCTGACGTCGGGAAAATGATCTGAAAAACGAAAGACATCACAAAATGAAATCACTCTCTCGCCGCGGATTCCTGCGGACGACTGCGCTTGGCTTGACGGCAACTGGTCTGGCCGCATGCACCAAAACAACCGCGAATGGCGTGACCACCTACACGCTGAATGTTGCGGAAGTGACGGCAGACGGGAACGCAGCCCTGAACATTACCAAAACCGTTCTGGCGTTCACAGGCATTTCGCCCACGGTTGTTGCTGTGGCGGATACCGGGATCACAGGCATTCAGGCTGCGCTTTCTGCTTGGAACACATTTAGCCAAGGCAAAGCCTCCATCACGTTCGACAAGAACAGCGTGCCGGCTGAATTTACCAGCGTGATCACATCCATTCAGAACGCAGCCACAACTGTTGGCAATGTGGTGCAGTCTGAAGCCGGAACGCTGAGCACAGATCTGATTGCCAAAATTCAGGCCGTTTCTGCTGACGTGGCCTCTGTTGCTGCTGTGCTGAATAGCGCGGTGGGCACGGTGGCAGATTCCGTTGCGCTGAATTCCCGCGGCGAGACACCAGAGCAGCGCCGCCGTGATCTGGTGAATGCGCTGCTTGCACGTCACGGCCTGCGGCCTATTGCTGCCCGGTAATGCGCTGGAAGAAAGCGCTTGCCGCCCTGCCGCTGTTACTGATGGGGGCATGCTCTGTTGCCCCCATGCAGGCCAAGCATGATCTGATCGGCGTGCATCGCGCTGACATGATTGCCTGCGCAGGCGTGCCAGATAACAGCACGCCATTACCAGATGGCGAGGTGCTGGAATGGCGGCAGGATCAGGAAGTGCAGGGGCCGCTCACTCTTAAGGCCCCATTCAGCTTTGAACTGGACATTGGTGGACACGGCACCTGCCACATGGTCGCACGCTTGCGACAGGGCCGGGTGTCACAGATTGAATATACCGGGCCAAGTGCCACGCTGGGTGGCCCGTATGCTGCATGCCGCCCTCTGGTGCTGGCATGCGAGAAATGGATTTTACATGATCACACGTAAGCTGGGCTGCCTGCCTGCACAGCGGATTCCCAATCAGCCACGGCTGGACAGGTTGCGCATGATGGCGCGTAAAGCCCCGGCCAAGCTGGTGCGGGATCACATTGACCCGCAACCGCTGATGTTGGGGAACGACACGCTGGGGGATTGCACCTCTGCCGGCATTGGTAACTACATTCGGGCTGTGGCCGCATTGGGTGGTTATCAGGTTGCTGTAACCGAAGCCGATGCCGTGCAGTTTTATGCCAGGAGCACGGGTTACGTGCCAGGAGATGAGGGCACAGATCAGGGCGGCGTTGAGGTTGATGTTCTGGCAACAGCAGGCCGGGAAGGTTACGCGCTGCAAAGCGGCCCGTATTTTCCGCTTTGGGGCAGCATTGATCCGCAGGACAGAAACAGCCTCGCACTTCTGATGGCCGGGTTTGGCGCGGCCTATCTTGGCGTACAGCTTTCTGTGTCTGACATGAACCAGATTGAAGCCACCAACGGTGCATGTGTGCTTACACCTGATAATACCGCCTATGGCGACACAACGCCCGGAAGTGCTGGCGGCCATTGTCTTCTAGGCTGGAGTTACACGGGCCTTACTGATGCCGATACGGTTGACCTACTGACATGGGGCACTGTGCAGCAGGCTACATGGGGCTGGCTGAGATCCCGCATCATGGAGGCGCATGGTCTGATCTGGCCACAGCTCACGCTGGCGAACGGTTTGTATCCCAGCGGTTCTGATCTGGCTGACCTGAAAGAACAGAACGCGATGGTGGTGCTATGACCCCTGACTTTGAATGCGGCATGATTGTTGGTGGCGGGGGTATGTTCCTCGCCACCATTGTGTTTGCTGTGAGCTGGCGGTTTCTAAGCAATAAAAATGATATTTGGAGAAAGTAAGATGGCAACTAAAGACGCTTGCGTAACACTTACTTACAAAGTTGGCGGCACCACTGTGACTGAGAAATGTGAAATTACGTCACAGGATGCCGCTTCTGTGTTGAATTTTATTCAGTCCCTACCAAGCGTGCAGGAAGCGCTGCCAGCAGGATACAAAGAATAAACTTTAGGGTGTCTGAGATATTTTTTGCACGATCTGTGAGATTGCAGAAAATCCCTGCGGATTCACCCAAGATAATGTGACATTATAACGGGAAGAACCGGGAGGAGGAGCCGGAAACGGTGGTGGCACATTAGGATGGAAAGGATAAGGCGGGGGTGGATTGCCGTTTGGCATCAGTTGTAACCCGATAAGCTGAATGTTCAGCTCGTTGTTTTTCTTTACATCTAACAGCTGTTCAAGCTGTGCATCGTCAACGCCGTTAAGAGTAAGTTGCCCTGTTGGCATTATTGGCCTCAAAAATTTTTATGAGCCGCCTTGACCGATGCACATTGAACACCCATAGAGGGCGCGCTAATATGTAAGCACTTCCACTAGCGGCTCAGACGCAGTGTGGAATTGAAAGGGGCGGGGGCCGAATCCCGTCCCTTTCTCGTATCTGCCTAAATAATAAGCGTACCTTAAAATTTATGACAAGGTTGCTGCCTAAAATTAAACATATTGCGTTTTGGTATGTTCTTTTTCCGAAACAAATTGAATCTGTTTCTAGACCAAGAGCCGCCATAGGTAGCGGACAGGCTCTTGGCTGGTGGTGTTATAACTGGGAGTGAACTGTTTCCAAATAGGGAATGGTTGCCGGGTTTGATGTTAACGAAACGCCGTTCTGTTAACATCAAATTGACTTGTCGTTAAAAACTGATCGACAAATTAACATGGGGTGCCGGGTTTCCACCGTCTGCGTGGCTGGGCCTAAATAGGCCACTCCCTACCACTCTGCGCCATGTGCACCTGACGACTTCCAGAAACACCGATGCGGTTGGAACCAACACTACAGAGCGGTCGGGTCTGGCACCCGCCAACCTGTAAGGATTTCTTACAAGTTGGAACGTAGCGCTGCGACGCAGCTTGGCAGCCGTTCTATTGGGAGGTGAACAAGCGCCGCAGCCCAGTGATGCTAGTACATATTGGGTATGGGTACAAGGCCTGAGAATCGTGCACGGATTTTGCACGGATTTGATAATGATTTATCGATTCTGATAGGGATAAAATGGGCCTAACTGGAATAAACTAGCATTCCATAAATGCGCTAAAACCCACAAGAAACTAGGAAAAACCGTGGTGGGTGCGACAGGGATTGAACCTGTGACCCCCGCCGTGTGAAGGCGATTCTATATGCCTGTCTGTGGACGAAAATCATATTTTTGGGGATTCGAGAGCAATTCTTCCGCAAGAGTTACAAGCGCCTCGTTCACTTCAGAAACACATGCATCAGGATCTGTCTTAATCTCATTTGGAGAAAACGCGATCACTGGCAGACCTGATACTATCATTGTCCGTGCACGAAGACGTGCACGAGGATCATCAGGAAGGTGACGATTCGGTGCGTGGCATTCTACAGCCAGAAAACGCACATCACCGTGCATGCAGACTTTGAATATGAAAGCCGGGGTGAAGTCCCGAATGTGTTGATGGATGCCCCAGATTGTACCCCATTCTGGATCTGGATGTCCGTTCCAGGCATCCATGTAAATGGCTTTATTATAACCATCCATCGCATTGAGAAGGAAGTAAGCAGCTAGCTGGGCAATGATAGGATCATTAGCATTTTCAGTCGCAAGGAAAATGTCATCGCTTAGATTATAAAACAAGTCATGAGCGATTTTAATATTAAGGGCAACGGGTGCTTCATCCTTAGAAGCGATTGCTTCTGCGATTGCTTCATTAGCTAGTGTCTCTGCCTCATTAGCTAGCTTTCTAAAAAAGGACTTCGGAGGCACAGGTATCTTAGATTCTACCAGTTTACGGGCTGAATCCATGACAGCATTACGTACAGAGCCGGGATGCCAAGTTGCATTGTGATGGACGATGGAATCGTTTGGCAT